AATCCTATCCAATAATGCAAAGACTCGATTAACTAACCATCCAACAACGAATCCTGCGACTGCTATTGTGATGTTGAACATGACTTGATAATCCATACTACACCTATAATGTCAGGTCAGGGACTTTCCGCGAGTCTCTGATTTGATAAACATGACGGATAACTTCTCCCCCGTCACGATGGAATACTACTTGATTCATCACACTGGAAGCGCCGTATCCTGCTCCTGCATGCCAAGAGTCAGGCGGGGCTAATGTCCCAAAGGCTTCCACGAAAACGCCGTTATCTGTTTCGATGGCGTTCTGGTGATGTATGTGTCCTACTAACCACTTCCTATACACAGTCTCTGCCCACTGCTCTGGTAACATCTTAGGGAGAATAGCGCCTAACTTTACAGCCTTGACCTTATCCCCGTGATGTACCGCTAATAGGTTCTTGCCAAACTGCATTGTATGAAAGAATCCGTGCGGGTCTAAGATAGTCACTCGTGGTTCTTTGGAGTAATAAAACTTCAAAATTAACGCGAGGGCAATGGCAGTATCAGAATCGTGGTTACCTCTAGCCATCACTACAACGCAACTCTTGTGTTTCGCAAGCAGCTTATCTATTGCAAATAGGAAAGTCTGCGCGGCTGTCTCAAGCACTACCTCTATTCTGGTGTCTACGTCTAGCTTCGTTCCTCCAAAAGTAGTACCACTACTCCCGTTTGCGTGAATGAAGTCTCCTACGTTGACCAGTAGTGCCTGATCGGATGCAGGGGCAGCATCTACCAAATACTCTATAGCCGCTAACATATCATTAGAGGCTATCTTGGTGTCGTAGTCACGAGCCTTGGTCTCTCTTGCGTCTGCCCTCATACCGAAGTGTGCGTCACCTATCACAATTGTAGGCAATAAATCTGCATCAAACTTCTTAGTCTTTGGCTTGGCCTTTGGCTTGTAAGGTTTAACCCCTTTGGTCAGACCATCAACAAAACCTTGTAGCGCTTTGTCTCGCGCAGCCTCGGTCATGGTTCGTTTAGTCTTTAACCAAGCCTTGTTACCCTCATCATCAGAGGTGTAGATAGACCGACCAATTACTACTTCGCCTTCAGGAACGTGTCGACTTGCATCCCAATTATTCGAGTATCCCTTCTGAGCCGCGAAGTTTTTAACCGCACCAATGTGGTCGCGTACTGTAGACGGAGAAATACCCAAGACTCCCGCCGCTTTAGCAACCACTTCACCGCAGTCTTCCCACGCTTTAACTGCTTCGCGTTGACGTTCTGTTTTTGCGTAGTCTATTAGACTCATCAAACAACCCTGACCTTAAGGTTATTCCCTGCCAAGGCTGTAATCCTTACAGAGTCCTGAGCAGGCGCATCGAAGTCATAGTCAGTTCCTAAGACAGCACCTTTGTTCAACACGTTAGCATCGTAGTTAATTGCTACACCGTCTGACGAAGGTACTGTAGAACCCGATGTCATATTGAAGATTATCGCTAGATCAAGATCGTTACCAAGAGCTATGTGGTTCGGGTCTGTTACTGCGTCTAGTTGAGTCTTGTCCATTTGGTTTATGTAAGATGGGGCTGCATATTGAAATACGTCAGTAGTATCGCCAACAATGTAAAAATTAGCGCCTGAATTAGCAAAAGCAAAACCTCTTGGAGTAGTTTCTTGAGAAGCAACACTAAAACTTATATTACTGTAACTAGCCGTAGATAAATCCCAAGAAGTAGACAAGTTGTATTGATGTACAGAGTCTGAGCTAAAGCCAAGAACATACATTTCTGTTCCATCATTATTAAACTGAATACTAGCAGGTGTTGATTCTTGAGACGTAACGCTAAAACTTACAGAGTCATAACTAGCCGTAGATACATCCCAAGCAGTAGATAATGTGTATTGATATACCGTGTCGTTAGTTAAACCAAGCATATACATTTTTGTTCCGTCTGATTTGAATGCAATATCATACGGATTAGTATCTTGACTGCTTACAGAAAAACTTACACTGTCATAAGAAGCTGTAGACAAATCCCAAGCAGTAGAACACGAGTAGGCATAAACGCTATCTGCGTCTCCTGTTACAACATAAAACTTTAATCCATCATCTCTAAAGTACAATCCATTTACGTTGTTATCTTGCAAAGTAAACGACACTGAGTCATAAGAACCTGTAGTTATATCAAATGGCGTTGACATAGAGTATTGATACAGAGCCTGTGGAGTTCCGTTGTGTAAAACATAAAACTTAGTTCCGTCCGACTTTACCGCTATGTCTGCATAAAAAAGACCAAGAGGAGGGCTGTAGCTTTTGCTTGAGTAACTAGCATTCGCTAAATTATAACCCGCAGCAGCACCTTCCATAGCCTCAGCAATCGTAGCTAACTCTGTATTCGTAGCGCCGTTTACCCAAGTCTCTGAAGCGTATGTACCGTTAGAGTTGTACTGCCAAGTCCCTGCGTTGTTCCTGACAATATCTCTCTCGCCATCAGTGTTATCAATGACAGTCCAAGTAGTACGGTCGTCTGTGGAGATAGCGTAGTAGACTTCACCGTCACCTGCGTTTTGGTCAGCCGTCATTGAGTTGATGTCTGTCCAGTAGGTAGTGTCTGTTGAGGCTGTGGTGTGTACTGGTTGGTAGCCTGTTGGTGTGACTGATGTGCCTATGGAGTATTCAAGAACCGAATCAGCAGCAGTACCAATAACAAACATTTTTGTGCCATCAGTATTAAAAGCTAAACCTGTACCGCTTGTTTCCTGAGACGTAATAGAAAAAGTTTGACTATAAGAAGCAGTAGAAACATCAAAGCCTGTTGAAAGGCTATATTGACTTATGTTGTTGCTTGCATTATCTAACACATACATTTTAGTGCCATCAGTGTTAAATGCCAATCCTGTTGGAGCAGATGCTTGTGCTGACACTGAAAAACTATCGACAAAAGTTGCTGTCGAGATGTTAAAGGCTGTGCTTAGTGCGTATTCGTTTACGTCATCTCCAGTAAAACCAACAATAAACATCTTAGTTCCATCAGTGTTAAAAGCTAACTCCGACGGCTCTGTCTCTTGTGCGGATACAGAAAAAGCTTGAGAATATGCAGCAGTAGAAACATCAAAGCCTGTTGATAACGTATACTCATTTACGTCATCGCCTTGACGACCAAGAATAAACATTTTAGTGCCATTATTGTTAAATGTTATTCCGCTTGGAATTGTATCTTGTGCTGATATTGAAAAGCTATCAACAAAAGACGCAGTGGATACATCAAACGCCGTTGATAACGTATATTCGTTTACGTCATCTCCGCCTTGACCAACAATAAACATCTTCGTTCCGTCAGTATTAAAGGCAAGTCCTTCGGGCAAAGTTTCTTGAGCTGTTATAGAAAAGCCTTGAGAATACACGGCAGTGCTGACATTAAACTTATTTCCAAGTGTGCTACTAAGCTCCAAATCCCCATCCGCAGCATTATAGACAACACCGTACATAGACCAGTCACCACTGGCGACCTGATCGTATGATGTAGGCGCTGTAGTTTCTACATAGCTACCGCTTGTGGCTGTTAAGACAAACGCACCTGAGTTAGCTTCGATGGTCTTGCCTACGTCTGCTGAGGCGAATGAGCCTGTTCCGAGTGTTAGTGCTGTTGGCAAATTGTACTGAAAAACTTTTTGCCCTCCAGTGCCGCCATAAGATAAAAGAGTAAATCCAACCTGAGTAATTGCTATAGATGATGGTGAATTTGTGTTTCCTATAATAGAAAAACTAGAATTAAATGTAGCGGTGCTTAAGTCAAAACCTGTGCTTAAATTGTATTGATAAATAGAATCGTTAGCGGCTCCGACTCCATACATTCTAGTTCCGTCAGAATTAAACTTTACAGAATACATAGTTGCGTCTTGCGAAGCTACAGAAAAACTTGAAGAGTAACTTGCCGTTGAAATGTCAAATCCAATAGATAGCGTATAAATTAAAACTGAATCAGTTGCAATATTGCAAACAAACATCTTTGTTCCGTCAGAACTAAAAGTGTTGTCTCTTGGGTTTGATACTTGCGATGAAACAGAAAATGCTTGAGAATACGATGCTGTTGAAAGATCAAAGCCACTGGATAATGTATATTCCCGAATGTTGTCAGATGTGTTATCTGAAACAAACATTTTAGTTCCATCAGTGTTAAAGGAAAGACCTAATATAGAAGTGGCTTGTGCGGAAACGTCAAGAGACTGAGAATAAACCGCTGTTGAAACATTATAATTAACAGATAGGTTGTATTCTAAAATAGTAGCTGTTCCGTTTCCACAAATAAACATCTTAGAGCCGTTAGCATTAAAAGCGATTCCCCAAACACTTGTGTCTTGGTTTGTTAAATCAAAGCTATTTCCAGTGTAAGATGATTCATCAACATCGCCACTTGCAACCCAACCCAAAGTAGTCGCCGCAGCACTATCCAATCTCGTGTAATTCTCTGTAGTAGAATTAACATCCCAAGAGTTATTAGTCGTACCTGTCTGTGGTACTTCTTTAGTCACAGAAACGACAGGCGCAAGCACAGAGCTAGTCAGTGAGATTGAAGCTGACTCGCCGTTTGTGAAAGTCTTGGTTAGTGTGCCACTGGTGACAGAGATGTTATCTAGCGCAGTGTCCAGTGTATTAAGCTGTGTCTGCACATTAGAGGTAACAGTGTCAATGAAGTTAATCGTTGCCGCGCTATCGGCTATGTCTCGTGACTTGCTCATCGTTATACCTCTGGTTCTGTAGGCCAAGTGATTTCGTTAGGAAAGCCTGCTTGACTTGGAATGTCTCTTAATGCTTGGCGATACGTTGCCCATGCTGCTTGGTCTACTGGCGCGTCTGCTACTTGCGTCCAATCTGAATTCGTAAGAAGATTATCTCTTTTTTCCCTGATTTCTTTTGGAAGTTGAGATTCTAATCTTGATTCAAGTTCGTTAATCTCTTCTCTCGTCAGTTCTTCGGTAGTGTAAAGCCCTGTCGAAATATCTAATTCTTTTTTGATGGTCATAATAAATTCCTATAGATAAGATATGGATACTTTGGCATCAGTTGGAAAGTTTGAACCACCGGCAGTTCTTATAACAAATCTATCAAGAGAGCCTGATAATACTTTTCCTCCTGCTCCCCATTGAATCTCTACGGTGCTATTTTTGGAATTTGCTGTTTGGCAATTCCATCCCCAGATATTATTAGTTGCATCGACCAGACTTAAAATAGCTGACCCGTCATGTTCACCATTAAGACCTCTTAGACTAAAAGAGTCTGCAAAATTAACTGTGGAATAACTTGCATTAACATCGAATCTATAGCTCAATCCGCTGTAAGTATTAGTATTATCTATTGAGCCAGAGCCAAGTCTAATCTCTACATTACTACCTCCGGCTTTTATTCTGTGGAATCCAATAAATATCTGTTTAGTTCCCGATGGAATTCCTGTGAAGGTAAAGCTAGCAAGCCCAGAAAGACTTTGCTCCGCATAATTAAATTCTGCCGCCACATCATCCCATGAAGCGATTGTCCCATTTGTAGTAAGATATTTTCCAGAGTTGCCTGTCTGACTTGGCAAAGCGTCAATATTGTCTATCTGTGTTTGAATATTAGACGTAACGCCATCAACGTAATTTAGCTCAGCAGAAGTAGCAGTAACGCCAAGATCGGTAAGATCATCAGGCTTTGCATCTAGCTGAGTTTGGATGTTGGACGTAACACCGTCTGTGTAGTTTAACTCTGTAGCCGTAGCTGTAAGACCAAGGTTTGTTAGAGCTGTGGCTGCGTTATCAAGATCAGACAGGTTGTTAGACTGCTGCGTGTATCGAGCATCACTGTCAGTCTTGTTGTAGACGTTTGCTATCTGCGCGTAACGAGCGTCACTCTGAGCCTGTGTGTACACATCAGCAACATTGAACGCACCGTAAGCAATAATAGAGACGTTGTCGCCTGTAACTGCTCCTGTGGTTAGTATAACGGTTGCGCCGTTAGTGGCTGTAAAGTCTGTGGTTGGGATTAGCTTAGAACCGTTCAGGTAGACATCAACAAAGCCAACATCGTAGGTAGCTGAGAAGTTAGTCTGACCTGACGTAGCGACATACTCTTGACGCTCTGCTGTGCCGTTTACTGCACTACCTGCTGCTGCCCACGATGAGCCTGAGTAGACGAACATCGTATTAGAGACAGTGTTGAAATATAAAGCACCTGTGGCTAAAGCGTTGCCGTCATTGTCTACAGTCGGAGCAGAAGACTTTGCGCCGAGATAGATGTCATCGAACTGGTCAAAAGAAGCTGCGGCTGCTGCGGCTGAACTAGCTGCTGCCGTCTCTGAGTTACCTGCATTTGTGGCAGAGGTTGCTGCGCCACTAGCAGAGGTAGAAGCATTGGACGCTGATGTAGCTGCTGCTGCGGCTGAGGTGGCTGCTGATGTAGCACTGCCTAATATCGAGTCTGTATAGGCTTTCGTGGCTACGTCTTGAGCAGCAGTAGGGTCACCTGCTCCTGTGATCTTGTTAGTCCCCATTGCTATCGCGCCCGACATTGTACCGCCTGTCAGGTTTAGCTTAGTCGCGAGGGATGTGTTGATTTCTGTCTTAGTAAAGACATCTGTTAATCCGTAACCACTAACAGTAGTAGGATTAGTACCGCTTGTGATACGACCATAGGCATCTGTAGTCACTGACCTGTATGTAGCTGCTGTAACACCGCTTGTTGCTAGGTCAATATTATCTGCGTTGACTACTATTCGCGAAGCAGCGGCAGTACCGACATCAAGCGTGTTGCCTGACTTGGTCATACCTGCACCTGCAATAACCTGACCCGCTCCTGAGAACTGAACCCAAGTCACTGCTGTGCTACCTAACGTGCCACCTGCAACTATAGAAGCT